AAAGCAATTCAGATACATTTATCCTATGTCAAAAAAGTATAGGAAGTATTTGAAAAAATCAACAGTTGAATGGAACTTGAATTATCCAAAACATTCAGATTTACTATGGAGAATTAAAAGTCCAGGCGAAACGGAATATACACAAACCGAAACAATGCCATTTAATTTATCTAAGGAAACAGTATATAATAAAGGCTCTCAACTAAAATCAAATCTGATGGATTTTTTCAAATAAGGAAAGTATGCAAATATCCAAAGAAGACGCATTTAAGTATTATAATGAATACATAGATTTTTTTGAAACTTTTCTTGGGGGTGATATTGTCAATTATTATCGTTCGAAGAAAAGACAAAGACTTGTTGATATGGGTTATACCGATGATTGGTTGAATGAAACCATTGATTTATCAACTGGTGAAATGTCTGTTAATGGTCCTCAGAAAGATTTGTTTGATGATTTTTCTATGGAACCAAATGACATGGACTTTGAAATCGTTGAAGTTGTTCCGAAAAAACCATCCATAAAAGAAATTACAGCAAGTCATTATACTCAATTACTTGAGTTAACGGCGTCTTTTAATGCTGACCATTCTCCTGGTAGATCTACTAGATTAGCAATTAGGGAAACAAATTCTGGAAAATTTGCTGCCTTTATTAAATTGGGATCTCCAGTAATCAGCATTAAACCAAGACATGAATATTTCAATGTCAAAAAAGTAGATCTTAGAACTTTAAATCAACATTGTCTTAATGGATTTAATATTGTTCCCGCACAGCCCTTTGGATTTAATTGTCTTGGTGGGAAGCTGGCTGCGTTAATTTGTGTTTGTCACGAGGTCAGAGAAGCATGGGACGACAAATATAATGCAGATATAGTGTTTTTTGAAACTACTTCTCTTTATGGATCAATTAAAGGAAGTAGTCAGTATGATGGACTAAAACCCCTGATTCGCTATAGGGGCGATACTGAAAGCAAATTAATGATGAATTTGTCAGATGACAAATATAAAAAATTAAGAGACGAGATTCAAAACAAATACAATAATGGTGAACAGCTGGTTCCTGATACACAAGAAATTCCCACTAGTAGAAAAATGAGAACACAAGGCAAGATGCTTTCAATTCTCAAAGAAAATTTGAAAACCTATGATCTGGATAAATTCAACCATTTAAGTCAAGTGGTGAAAGAAAAGATGGCGATTACCACACAAAAGCGGTATTATACTTCAGATTTTGGCTATACTAATTCTGTTGATTATATATTGGGAAATACCAAAACATTGACAAAGGGACAAAATTACGATAAATTTACATTTGAGAATGTAATTAAGTATTGGAAAAAGAAGGCTCAGAAGAGATATGAAAATCTCAAAGCAGATGGTAGGCTTCGCAAAGAACTTGAATTTTGGACTCCACAATCAATTGATACAATTGATATTATAAGATAATATGTCATTAGAAATATTTTATAGAGATTATAAACCGCAGAAAACATTAAGAATTTTAGTTTATCCTAACATTACATATGCAAAGGACTTAGAAAAAGATAGTTACATTCAAGTGATTTATTCTATGATCACTGAATTGAATAAAATTAGAAATGATTTGTTTTTCTATTTGATAATGCCAAAGCATATGATGATGTTTTCTGAGATTGAAAATACTCATCAGTTTATTATACGTTTTCCGAGTTATCCTCAAAATATGAGGATGCATTTTAATGTAAAAGACTTTGATATAATTCGACACAGGAAGTGGGATTTTGATTTAATTTTTTCACACCTTCCAGAGCACACTCTGAACATTAAAAATGTTTTGTATAATACCAGCCCACACAATCCCCCGATTGTTGGATATTGTCACTGGTTTGACATTAAAGATGTAGTTGTTTCTTCTATGCACGCTCTCAATTATAATTTAATTGGGATATTAGAAATGAAACGCTGTTATTTGAATACTCAAGCACAAAAAGAATTGGTATTAGAAGAAGCAGGTAAGATTTTAAGTATATACAATTGTAAAAAATTAGATGAAATTTTAACAGTACAACATCCTGGTATTAGAAGTAGTGATGTGATTGATGCCACCGCGATGGAGAAAAAGACTGAAAAGATAATTTCCTTTAATCATCGGCCAGCTACATACAAAGATTTTGACAATTTTATGAAGGTGATGGATGAATTGTGGAAACAGCGACAAGATTTCAAGGTATGGATTCCACTTTTAGAATCACCAAATAGACCTTATGTATATGTTGACAAATTTGATAAATTAGGGTATTATAGAGAATTGAGGAAATGTCGAGTGGGATATTCACCAAAACAGCAATATGGTGGATGGTCAGTTGCTACTACTGATGGTATTATGAATGGCACACCTTATATCATGTATGACGCTTTATATTATAAAGAATTGAATCCTACGGCAGATTTTTTTAAAACCAATGATGATGCGATTAAATTACTTAATTTGTATTTAAATGATTTGGTTCATAGAAATAATATGGCAGGTATTAATTTAAAATGTCTTAGAGATAATTTGGTATATGAAAATGAAATGCGAGATATGTTGAATTATTTTGATGAAGTAGTTTCAAAAGAAAAGCGGATTACTGATAGATCAGAGAGATTTAAAGAAATGCTGGCACATTTGAAAAATAGTAAACAATTGTCTAAAGAAAAAATAACTGAATGGATTCAGAATGATAGACCCTATGGAAAATCCTTGTCTCCATATAGGAAATCTTTGCTTGACCATCCGAACGTTTATGATAGTGATGGAGAAATTCCACATTATATTTGGAAAGAATAATGACAGACTGCTTAGAGTATGAAGGAAACAAATTTTATTTTCATATTGGAGAAAGACAATCAGCGAGAGAATTGGTTTTAAAGTATCACTATTCTGGAAGATGCCATGAAAATCCTACTCTAGTAGGTAGTCTACATCTAGGGGGCGGACTATATGGCGATAAAGGAGAATTGGTTGCTTGTTGTATGTTTTCACAATCTAACAATAATACATGGGCTCTGAAAAAAGTTGATTTAATTGAATTGGTAAGATTATGTAGAAAAGAAGAAATCCGAGTTCCATTGAGTTGGCTGGTTTCTCACACGGTGAAAGCATTAAAACAAACAGGTAGATTTGATATTGCGATTTCATATGCGGATGCTACACAAGATCATCATGGCGGAATTTATCAGGCATGTTCTTGGAAGTTCCATACATACAGAAAACCAAAAGAAGATGGTTTAATAATTGATGGAAAGTTTGTTCCCAAAAGATCAGTATCTTCTCGCTATGGTACATATAGAAGAGATAAATTGGGAGAGATGTTTGATAAAGTAATAGAAGATCCTGGAGTGTTAAAATTTGCTGGAGAGGAACCTGTTATTAAAACAATTGAATGGGGATCTCATGTAGATAAAGGCAAATATATGTATTGGATTCCTTTGAATAAAAATGGAAAGAAAATTGCTAAGCGAGTTTTAAATTTTGAATGCAATGAATACCCAAAACCAAAATTTACTTGAATTACTTTTTGGGGCTGATGATTTTGATTATACTACAGCTAATGTTCAAGATTTTATTGTTAAACCATCAAACCTACAAGTAACCAGAGACTTTATTGAAAAGTGGCACTATTCAAAAAATGTGAATGGGTTGACTATTTCCCAAATTTTTGGTTTGTTTTATGAAAAAAATTTGATAGGAGCAATGATTTATGGATCTCTCGCAATGGCTAATACTTGGAAAAAATATGCAAAAGAGGAAAGTAAAGTCGTAGAATTGAAAAGACTTTGTTGTATTGATAAGACTCCAAAAAATACAGAAAGTTACTTTATTGGTAAAACTTTGAGATGGATGAAACAACATAGTGGATTTGATTTGGTTGTGTCATATGCTGACACATTCTATGGACATGAGGGAACAATTTATAAAGCATCAAATTTCAAACATTGTGGAATGACAACAAAGGGAAAAGTAATCGATCATGGTGGTAGATTTTATCACGATAAATGTATTAGAACTTATTATGTGGATAAAACTGGAGTTAAAAAGATAAAACCCTTTGCTCAGAGAATGAAAAGTGCATTAGAAACTGGCGATGCGAAATATGTGCAAATGCCAGAAAAACATATTTACATTTATCCATTAAAATAAAAATGTGGAAAGATAAGAGAGTTAAACCAACCCCCACTCTTTGGGAAGGCGCAGAACAATTAAAAATTTGTGACAATTGTGGTGCGCTTCCCTTAGAGAATTTTTCTGATGATGGAAAATATGAAAAACTTTGTATAGATTGTGAAGCAGAACGTAGAAGTGAAAAGGATTACAAGTATAATCATTCAGAGCGTCGAACAATCACGGATGAAATAAGATGGGAAAATCAGCCGTGGGAAAAGGTTCATAATAATATATCTGGAGTATTTCATTTAGTTCCTTATGATAGACCTATATGGCGAAAGCACATGGAATCATTATTTGAATCTTGGATGAATTGGGATAATAATGGAAGAGGCGCAGGAACTTGGCAAATAGAACATAAAATACCAAGATCATTTTTTGGTCCACATTTTAAAGAACCATATGATTCATGTAAGCAATTTCAAAAATGTTGGTGTTTAGAAAATTTAAGACCATTTGATTCTGAACGTAATAATGCAAAAAGGGATATGTTATTTTTACCTGAAGGTGTTACAAATGAAAATATTTTACTTGAATGTACTTTAGAAGAATTTAAAGAATATGTAAAGGACCACTTGACAAAATGAAATATGTATGTTATACTTATATTATAAAAGTGAAGATGCGAGTAGTTAGTAGTAACCCCTTGGAGTTCCACTCTGAGGTGATAGGTGCAACTCCTGTTGCTCGCTCCATATATATTATATAATGAATCCATTTGAAATAGTAAAAGCAGTTACGCACACCAAAGAAAACTTAATGGTTGATAAGCATGCGGAGAAAGGTTATGCTCCATACATGGTCAATCGAGCATTAAGTTTCTTTGCAGATACTGTCTTCCAAGCAAACGAGATGAACAGAAATTACCATCTCGACAACAAACTCCAATTTGATTATTTACTAAATAATATTAGACCACGAAAGCGGTGGTCACAGTGGCTCAAGCCTGAGAAAATTGACAACATAGATATTGTTAAAGAGTATTATGAATTTAGTAATGAAAAGGCTAAAAATGCTCTGGAAATTCTCTCTGTAGACCAACTTGAGTATATTAAGCAAAAACTAGACATAGGTGGAGTGGAAAAATGACAGTAGATATGGATACTATGATAGAGTGTCTTCTCGAAGAACCAGATGATTTTTTAAAAGTAAGAGAAACACTAACACGAATTGGAGTCGCTTCCCGCAAAGATAAGATTTTATATCAGTCCTGCCACATTTTACACAAACAAGGACGATATTTCATTGTACATTTTAAAGAGCTGTTTGCTTTAGATGGAAAACCTACTAATTTTTCCGAAAATGATCAAGCACGAAGAAATACCATTGCTAATCTTTTAGCTGAATGGGGATTAGTCAAATTGGTTAATCCAAAAGAAATTTCTGAACTAGTTGTTCCCTTAAATCAATTGAAAATTCTTGCTTTTAAAGAGAAAGATCTATGGGAATTAACCGCTAAATATAATATTGGAAGTAAAAAAATAGAAGATGAGTAAATCTAGTCATGATCCGTTGAAATATTATAAATTACATCCAGATGCTAAAGACCCCATTTATGCAACAAAAGGGTCAGCATGTTTTGATCTTCATGCGTGTCTCAGTGGAGTTGAACGATATAAAGTTCGCCAAGACACATTAGACCGTGAGATTGAAAGACCTTTGAAGAATGGAACTCTTCAAATTTTTTCTATGGAAAGAGTATTGGTTCCTACCGGATTGATTCTGGATATTCCTGAGGGGTATTCAGTTCGATTACATTCGCGATCAGGGTTAGTATATAAACAGGGTTTATATCTAACTAATTGCGAGGGAATCATCGATTGGGATTATGTAGATCCTGTTTTTATCATAATGACAAATATATCACAATCTCCGAAAACCATAAATAGCGGAGATAGGATTTGTCAAGGCGAGTTGGTAGAAAAGATTTATCATGGTTTTAAACATATCAAAAAACCACCAACTCAAAAAACTGATAGAGATGGTGGATTTGGTTCAACCGGCACATAACATAAAAGTTATATAGTCGCAACTAAAACACATATAGGAGTTTTTCATATGTTAGAAAAAGCAACAGGCTGGATTCGCAGTCTTACAGAAGCAGGTCTTGCGTTAATCGCACTAGGCGTGGTTCTTCAAATTCTTTTCGGAGCAGCTGTTCCCTTCATCGGCCTTGATGTCGTTGGTTCAATAACTGGTCTTGTAAAAGAATTGGGATCTGAGGGCCTAGTAGGCTTAGTAGCAATTTGGGTTTTGTGGGGTATTTACTCTAAAAAGTAAATACTTGACAATTCTATATAAATATGTTATAATGTAATAAAGGGTGAGAAATTGCCCTTTATTATTTTTGCTTATGAATGAATTTCATGACACAAATTGGATAATTGATGAGGATTTTATGGAAGCTAAATACAAGTTGTTAGTCAAAGAATCTGGAAATTATACTGCAGATTCGTTAACTGAGCTAATTTGGATAGTTTTCAAACATCGCTGTCAACATCTTCTGAAAGGAGAAGGTTGGCGTGATTGAGGTGCATCATAGTGATGACCTCGTATTAACTACCCCGATGCCATGTGCTATGGGTCGGGATTATTTTTAACCTTGCTTATATAAGGAGGCATTATGTTACAATTAGCACGACACTCCGCGTTTACACCCCAAGACCTTCAAAAAATGATGGGATTCTCTGTAGGATTCGATTCAATTTTTGATCGTTTTTTCGATATGGACACTACTCGTGATTCAGGGTATCCACCATACAATATTCGAAAAATCAACGAAGCTCAATATGTCATTGAGATTGCCCTTGCCGGGTTTTCAAAGGATGATATTGAGGTTGAACTCACAGAAGGCACTCTCACCGTTCGTTCAAAGAAACTTGAAGAACAGACGGAATTGGATTCTGAGGATTCTTATGTACACAAAGGAATCGCCAAGCGATCCTTTCTTCGATGTTGGACACTTTCCGATGATATGTTTGTAAGGGGAGCAGACCTCAAGGATGGTATGTTAATCATCAGTCTTGAGAAAGTGATTCCCGATGAGAAGAAACCTAGATTGATTAATATTGGAAGTGGTGATGTGAGTGAAGGATAATTCTTTTATTATGTATATATTATAATTGGTTCTCCCAATTTGTGGTCAACACGGATTGGGAGAATTTTATATATAAATATAATTAGTCACTAACAATAAATTCATTAATGGAGGAACAATGGCAAAAAAACACAAAGGACTGATGTCTAATATAAAATCTAAA